CGTGAGTGGTGGAATCAGTGGGAAAAAGAAGATATACCTAAATTAAGTTATGTTATGCAGAGTTATGATACTGCGTTTAGTAAACAGGCTACTGCTGATTATAGTGCGATAACCACATGGGGTGTATTTTATCCTATGGAGGGAGGACCTCCCAACATTGTTCTTGTAGATGCGCGGCGCGGTCGATGGGATTTCCCTGATTTAAAGCGTATTGCAAAAGAAGAATATGATTATTGGGAGCCAGAATGTGTGATTATTGAGGCAAAAGCGACTGGTATGCCGCTGACGCAAGAATTGCGTAGTATGGGTATTCCTGTGCAGAATTATTCCCCGAGTAGAGGTAATGATAAATATACTCGTGTAAACTCCATTGCGCCAATCCTAGAAAGTGGGTTAGTATGGGCTCCAGATACTAGATGGGCAGAGGAAGTGATAGAAGAGTGTGCTTCATTTCCGGTTGGTGAAAATGATGATTTTGTTGATACAGTAACACAGGCTCTCCGACGTTTCCGCGAAGGTGGGTTTATACAGCACCCAGAGGATTATAACGACCATGTCGATGTACCGCCAAGAACGAACTCCTACTACGGATAGAATTGAGGAGTTGAAAAAACTCCTTGAGATTGTTTTAAATAGTTTAGAAGATAAGCCAGCCCCAATGCTCCGAGTTATACAGGGAGGTAAAACTGATGGCAAAACAACCTAGCCCTTATAATAATGTTGAGCGTGAATTTACATTGGTTGGTCAGCAATTAGAGTCAGACCCATTAGAAATAGAATTACCGACGACTGCCCCTGAACCTTCTTTTGATGGTATGGAAATGTCAACAATGGAAGATGGTTCAGTAGAGTTTGCCGAGCCTGATGCGGAAGATAAGGGTGAAGCTGCTTTTATGGATAACCTTGCTGAGTTTATCGATGAGGATGAACTTACAGGTATATCTAGTATGATACTTGAAAAAGTAGATGAAGATAAGAGTTCGCGTAATGAATGGTTAAATGTTTATACAAAAGGTTTAGATTTACTTGGTGTTAAGTATGAGAACCGTACAGAACCATTCCAAGGAGCTACTGGTGTTATACACCCAATGCTGAATGAAGCAGTTAGCCAATTCCAAAGCCAAGCCTATAAAGAATTATTACCCCCGAGTGGTCCTGTCCGCACACAAGTCTTGGGTGATACATCACCAGAATTAGAAAAACAGTCAGAACGTATAAAAACTGAGATGAATTATCAGCTTTTGCATGTTATGGAAGAGTATGATTCTGAATTTGACCAGATGTTATACTATTTAGGGCTATGTGGTAGTGCATTTAAGAAGGTTTACCCTGATCCGCAGCTTGGCAGACAGGTAAGTAAATTTGTACAAGCAGAAGATTTGCTAGTTCCATACAATGCTACTGATTTAGCTTCATGTGAACGTGTTACACATATCATTCGTATGTCCGAAAATGAGTTACGGAAGCTACAGGTGAATGGTTTCTACCGTGATTTAGAGATAAGTCCGGGAGAAGGTGAGTATGATGAGCTAAAAGAGGCTAAAGAAGAGCTTTCAGGTTTAGAACAATCAGGTTCATATGAAGAATTAACCCTTTATGAGTGCCATTGTTATTTAGATTTAGAAGATTTTGCGGATAAAGATGAAGAAGGTGAGCCAACAGGTATAAAACTGCCGTACATTGTGACGGTATCTTCTGATTCGGGTGAAGTTTTGTCTGTGTACCGTAATTATGCTGAAAATGATGCATTTAAGCGGAAAAAACAATATTTTATCCATTATATGTTTACTCCTGGACTTGGATTCTATGGTAATGGTTTAATCCATTTACTTGGTAATTTATCCCGCACAGCTACCGCTAACCTACGGCAGTTAATTGATGCTGGTACTTTATCAAATATGCCAGCCGGATTTAAAGCAAGAGGTTTACGCATACGAGATGATGATCAGCCACTTCAGCCTGGAGAATGGCGTGATGTCGATGTTGTTGGAACGGAGCTTCGCAGCTCACTCTTACCTCTGCCCTATAAAGAGCCGAGCGCGACTCTGTTTCAGCTGCTTGGTTTTGTAGTACAGGCGGCACAGAAATTTGTAGGCACAACAGATATAGGTACAGGTAATATTCAGAATACTGAAATGCCTGTAGGTACAACAGTTGCGCTTATGGAACGTGGCAGTCGTATTATGTCTGCGGTGCATAAGCGTTTGTACAATGCTATGAAGCAAGAATTTAAATTGCTTGCTGAAATAATTGGTACAGATGGCAGTGATTATTTGTACAATATCACAGGCAACCAACAAGGTATGAAAGCACAAGATTTTGATGGTCGTGTGGATATTGTACCTGTAGCTAACCCTAATATTTTCAGTATGTCCCAGCGTGTGAGTTTAGCAGCAGAGCAATTAAAACTCGCACAAGCTAATCCACAAATGCATAATACTTATGAAGCTTATCGTAGGATGTATAGTGCTTTGGGTGTGGATAATATTGAGCAGATACTAACACCCCCACAACAACCACAGCCTACAAATGCGATTACTGAAAATGGTAAATTGCAATTAGCTATGGCTGGTAAACAGCAATTGAAGGCTTTCCCAGAACAAAACCATGATGCTCATATCCAAACTCATTTAGCTTTTATGCAGAGTATGACAGTAAAAGGTAATCCTGCAGCTATGCAGATTTTGCAAACACATATATTCGAGCATTTAAGTTTAAAAGGGCAGATGGTTGCACAACAAGAAATACAAGCTATGCAGCAACAGGGGCAAGAAATACCTCCTGAAATGATGCAAAACAGAATGGATGAAATAGAAGCAGAGCTTATGACAGCTTACTTGCGAGAGGAAGCACAGGTTCTTGGTGCTCAAAGACAAGATCCTTTAGTTGAATTAAAACAACAAGAGTTACAGTTAAAGCAACAAGACCAAATGCAAGATGCCCAACAAGAGCAAATGGAGCTTGAATTTAATAAGCGTAAAGCTCAAGAGCAAGCTGCAATCCAACGTGAGCGTATTGACAGTACAGAAGATATAGCTGCTATGCGAGCGCAAATTGCTATGCAACGTACAGCTAATAGAGGGGAGTGGCTAATGGCTGATCCGGGTGGTGGTGGTCCGGGAGGATCTGGTGGATCCTCTGGTGCTGGCGGTGGTGGTGGTGGTGGTGCTGGTGCTGGTGATGCTGGCGAAGAGGGTGGTGGCTACAGTGATGCTGATGTAGGTGTTGGCTACGGAGCGAGTAGTGGAAGTACTTCGGGTGGTTATGGGGGAACCGGAGAAGGCCGACAAGATGGTCCCGGAAGTCCTACTGAAGGCAACCAATATGGAGGTCCTGCGGGAAGTTCTACAGAAGGTACTGCTACTGATGCGGGTTTAATAGCTGGTATCAATGCTGCGATTGCTGCTGGTTTAAATCCCTATTCCGATAAGGCTCTGAATGTTATTGTAGCGGGGATAATGTCTGGTCAATTTGGCAATCCTGAGAGTTTCGGTATTAGCAGTGTTGATATGGAAGCCCCTGAGGTTGCTGGTTTTATGGATCAATATGGTCCTGGACAAAGCAGTGGATTAGCTGGGATAGCGGGTTTAGTGGGTTATAATCCTGATATAGGGTTTATGCAGAATATAGCAAATATGGCTATTCCTGGACGAAATACACCTTTAGGTGCTCTTTCAGCTGTTCCTGGATTAGTGGGTGCAAGTAATACTGTTTCGGGTATTGTTGGGTTAGCCAATACGATTGCTGGAAAACTTGGCATTGCTTCTACTACTAACATCGTTGTAGGACCAGATACTGCTTTATCTGGTAGTGTGGTGGGAAAAGGTAGTATAGCTGGTTCATATGGAGCAAATACAGGTATTGCTTCAGGTTCTAAATTTTAAGGAGAGTAAAATGACCAAAAATACAAGAGTAAAAGATATAAAAGAAAAATTAAGAGATGAAACTGATCCAGATATAATTGAAATACTGGAGTTTGATCTTGCAGAAGCTATGGGTAAAAAAGATGCAAAGACTCCTGTAAAACGCAGTAAAGGTTCACCTAGAACTGGTGAAGTAGCAAAAAGTTCTGGTGTTCGGGGTGGTGGTGCAGCTATTGCGGGGATGAATTTTAAAGGCGTGTTTTAGTGGCTCAGAAAAAGCTTCAAAAAGATAGTGCCTATCAGCATCTTGATACAAATAATGATGATACGCTTTGCGATGATGAAATTTCTATGGCTTTGGAGTTTAAACGCAGAGAGTTAGAAGATGCTGATGCACGTCGTGACAGTATGCGGTATATGACATGGTTTGCTTTATTTGGCACATTGAATTATCCCGCCGCTATATTAATCACTTCAATGCTTGGTTATGAAAATGCGGCAAAAATGATTACAGATATTGCGCCTACTTATTTTGTTGCAAACAGCGCACTCGTTGCGGCTTATTTTGGAGCAAATGCTTACGCAGATAAAAAGTCTAAAGAATGATTCATGCGTTTTTATTGGTAGTTATATTAGGCGGCAAAGTGCAAAGTCAAGATATGTATTTTAGATCTGTTACAGATTGTAATTATTTTGCTTCCCAGATAACTAAAAGATATGGTAATTATGGAAGTTTAAGTGGTGTTCCTGCTAAACACAGAGCAACCGCTTATTGTAAACCTGTTAAGGTAGCTGCAAGCAAGGAGCTATATTAATGGCGAATAAATTAAATGAGGGTAGCGAATTTACTATCCCGCTTAAAAATTTAATAGCCTTGATTGCTTTTACAGGTGTATCTGTTTGGGGCTATTTTGGGATTACTGAACGGCTGGCTTTTTTAGAGCATGAACAAAAAATGCACTGGGAAGAAATTCAAGAAAATGATAATTGGATAGATGAGTGGAAACCGCCTGAGTCAGTAAAAGCTAACATTCAACGTGTGCGAGAACTTGAGTTACGCATTGCTAAGATTGAAACAATGATGGAGATTCAAAAATGATACAGGCACTCATAGGTCCAATAGCAAACCTAGCTGGTAGCTGGATGGAATCTAAAGTTGAGCAAACTAAAGCTAAAGGCGCAGTAGCTAAAGCTCGCGCTGAAGCAGAAGCACAGGTTATGGTTACAGCCGCGACACATGAAGCTGGCTGGGAAAAAATTATGGCTCAAGCTAGTGATAATAGCTGGAAAGATGAAGCATGGACAATTTTGTTCATTATCATAATAGCGATGTGTTTTATTCCGTTTACCCAGCCTTATGTTCAAGAAGGTTTTGTGGCATTGTCTAATACACCTGAATGGTTTCAATGGGCGATGTACGCAAGTATAGGTGCAAGTTTTGGAATCCGTGGGTTAAAAGGATTTAAAAAATGAGTTTATACGCAAACATAGCAGAGAGAAGGGCGAGCGGTAAACCTATGCGTAAACCTGGACAAGCAGGAGCACCCTCAGCAGCAGATTTTAAAAATGCAGCTAAAGCAGC